CTGGAGTAAAACGCAAATGAACGTAGAGATAAGCATAGAGTTAGAAGCCGAAGACTTAAAGAAAGATAAACGTCTATCTAAGTATGTAATGCAGATGCTTGCAAAACAAAGCAAAGAGAAGAAGAAGTCTTTGATTGAAGATATGCCAGAAGACGAAGAAATGGATGACTAATGGCTATTCAAGTAGAACGTGAATCTATAACCACCAAGTCTAGGTTTGTATCGCCTACCTATACAGACAAGGATGGCGTACAGCAAACAGTTGGCTCTGATAGGTCATTGCCTGTAATTGATGTAAACCATCTTCGTTTGCATGAAGGCAGAGCATTTAAGGCATATAGAGTTTATCCGGATGCAACAAAACTTGCAGCAGGAGCAAGTTGTAATATTGCAATTGCATGGGCAAGTGGCATAACTCCACACATATTGGTTGACGCTAGTTGTGGTGGAGACGCAGAACTATATATTTATGAAGGCTCTACTGTTACTGGCGGAACATCATTTACTGCCATTAATCGTCATCGCATACTTAATACTGCAAGTCAATCTGCCATATTAATTAATCCAACAGTTACTGTTACTGGAACTGAAATTGATGCTGAAATAATTACTGGCGGTTCTGGTAAAAAATCTGGTGGAGCAGGCAGCTCTGCTTTAGAAATGGTATTGAAACCATTGACAACTTATGTATTTAGATTAACCAATGTCAATGGCACTGCTCACATGGCAGAGTTAATCTTGGAGTGGTATGAGTAATGAGAAAAGAACACAAGAATCCAGATGGCGGATTAACTGAGGCAGGCCGTAAATACTTTAAACGCACAGAAGGCTCTAACCTAAAGGCGCCAGTTAAGTCTGGTACTAACCCTAGGCGCGTATCATTTGCCGCAAGGTTTGCTGGAATGAAAGGGCCGCTTGTAGATGAGAATGGCAAGCCAACTAGATTGAAGTTAGCACTAAGGGCTTGGGGATTTGGTAGTAAAGAAGCTGCACGAAAATTTGCAAACGCACATAAAAAGAGTTAGGACACAACATGGCTGAAATGAGATTAAAACCAGAAGATATTTTAAAACGTCACGAGATTGCTCTGACTAAGAAAGAGGAGTTTCGCTCTCTTTATGACGAGGCTTATGAGTTTGCATTGCCACAACGTAACTTATACGATGGCTTCTATGATGGCAAGGTAGGTGGCGCCAAGAAGATGAATCGTGTGTTTGATGCTACGGCTATCAACTCTACACAACGCTTTGCTAACCGTATGCAGTCAGGAATATTTCCACCGCAAACTAAGTGGTGTCGTCTTGAGGCTGGTACTGATATACCTGCTGACCGTAAGGCTGAAGCGCAAGGTGCGTTAGATGTTTATACAGAAAAGATGTTTGCTACTATCAAGCAATCTAACTTTGACATTGCTGTAGGCGAATCATTGCTAGACCTTTGCGTTGGTACCTCTGTAATGATGGTGCAGCCCGGTGACGACACAAGCCCAATCAACTTTATACCAGTGCCACAGTTCTTAGTTGCATTTGAAGAAGGCGCTAATGGCCGTGTTGATAACGTGTACCGTCGTATGCGTTTAAAAGGCGAGGCTATTGCACAGCAATGGAAAGACGCTAAGATTGAAGGCTCATTAAAAAGCAAGATTGAACAGAAGCCTACAGAAGACATTGAGTTAATCGAGGCTACAGTGTTTGATGCTAAACGCGGTGACTATTGCTACCATGTTATCCACAAGGAAAGCAAGTCAGAGATTGTCTATCGTCGCATGAAGTTTAGTCCTTGGGTTGTCAGCCGTTACATGAAAGTGGCTGGTGAAATCTATGGTCGTGGCCCATTAATCACAGCATTGCCTGACATCAAGACATTGAACAAAGTGCTAGAGCTAGTGCTTAAAAATGCGTCATTGGCTATTGCTGGTGTTTATACTGCGGCTGATGATGGTGTGCTTAACCCTAATACTGTCACAATCGCTCCGGGTGTGATTATTCCTGTAGCCCGTAACGGTGGGCCACAAGGCGAGTCGTTGAAGCCTCTGCCGCGTGCTGGTGACTTCAATGTTTCTCAAATCGTGATGAATGACTTGCGTATGAACATTAAGTCTATCTTGCTTGATGAATCATTGCCACCTGATAACATGTCTGCTCGTTCTGCGACAGAAGTTATTGAGCGCATGAAACAACTATCACAAAACTTAGGTTCTGCGTTTGGTCGTTTGATTAATGAGACTATGGTTCCACTTGTAGAGAAGATACTACAGATTATGGATGACCGTGGCATCATTGACTTGCCATTAAAGGTAAATGGTCTTGAGATTAAAGTAACTCCTATCTCTCCACTAGCCATGTCACAAAATATGGATGATGTGCAAAGCATTATGCAATACTTGCATATTACACAACAGGCTGGCCCAGAAGGTCAGTTCGCACTTAAGACTGATATGTTGCTAGATTTGATTGCAGATAAAATGGCTATTCCACAATCAGTGCGTAACTCACCAGCCGAGCGTGATATGATGAAACAACAAGCTATGCAAATGGCTCAACAAGCTGCACAAGCTAATCCAGAAATGGCGGCTCAAGTTGCAGGCGAAGCTATGAAAGGTGCAATGTAATGGCAACACTTGATGGATGGGAAGGGCTTGAGTTTCAAGCTACAGACATACGCAAGGTAGAGCAGGCTCGTGAAGACTTAGCAAAACTATGTCATCGCGTACTTGCATCTAACGAAGATGGAAAGAAATTAATGCAATGGTTACGCACTACAATATTAGAGCATCCTGTAGCCGTGCCGGGAGCTGACCCTAGCTTTGCATTTTATCGCGAAGGACAATGTAGCGTCATTAGGGATTTAGAAGCACGGATTAAACAAGCAAAGGAACTTAAATGACCGAAGAAAATACCCAACCCCAAGGCGGAGAACAACCTGCTGAAGGCTTATTGGATAATATTTCACTAGAAAGTAACGAGCCAGTAGATACAAGCAAGTCTGAAATAAGCCATCTACAAGCACCAGAAGATGACTCGCCATTGGAAAGACCAGATTGGTGGCCTGAAAACTTTTGGAAAAAAGATGATGCGGAGCCTGACCTTGAGGCCATAGCAAAATCTTGGACAGATTTACGCAAACAAATTAGCCAAGGTAAACATAAAGCACCAGAAGACGGTAACTATGATTACTCAGCATTTGGCACAACACCAGAAAGCGACCCAGTTCGTCAACATGTATCTGGTTGGGCTAAAGAGTTTGGTGTAAGCCAAGTTGCTCTTGATGCTTTAGTTGGTGGCGTGATAGAGAAGGCTGGCTCTGCACAACAGCAAGCTAAGTTTGATGCTGCTGCCGAGAAGAAAGCGTTAGGCCCTAATGCTGACGTTATCATTAAAGGCATGACGGAGTGGGCCGGTGGCCTAGTTCAAAAAGGCATTTGGGGCAAAGATGACTTTGAGGAGTTCAAGTTCATGGGCGGTACCGCTAAAGGTATTCAAGCATTGACTAAACTGCGCGAAGCATACGAAGGCCGTATTCCTACACAATCTATGCCAGTAGATGGCGCACCATCTAAAGACGAGTTAATGGGTATGGTTGCTGACCCACGTTATAAATCAGATGCAGCTTACCGTACTAAAGTTGAGAGAATGTTTAACCAAGCGTTCAATTAACTGCAATTGTAAGAACGATACCCAGCTTCGGTTGGGTATTTTTTTGTCCTAATCATAAATATTTCTTATCAATCTATAAAAAACCATTGTATTTACTTATTACTTGTGTTATAAAGAGCGTGGGCATATCATTAAATTGACCCCGAACTCAAGTAACCTTGACGATTGGCTTCCGTAAGTAGCAAGCAACGGCCCGCTTCGCGGCACACCACAGCACAAAACTTTTTTTTAATTCGTTATTAGGAGACACACAATGAGTATTTCATTATCAAATGCTTTTGTAACCCTATTTGACGCAGAAGTTAAACAAGCATACCAAGGCAAAGCAATGTTGGTAGGTGCTGTACGTCAGCGTCGTGGGGTAGAAGGTTCTACAGTTAAATTTCCAAAAGTAGGTCGTGGCGTTGCTACACCTCGTGTTGGTCAAACAGATGTTACACCATTAAACGTTGGTTTTTCTAACGTTACATTGACACTAGAAGATTGGATTGCTGCTGAATACAGCGATATTTTCTCTCAAGTTAAAGTGAACTTTGATGAGCGTTCAGAGCTTGTTCAAGTATTAGGTAACGCTATTGGCCGTCGTCAAGACCAACTTATCTTAGCTGCATTAGCAGCATCAGGCACATCATTAACAGTTAGTAATGATGTTGGTGGTACTGACACTAACATGAACGTAGCTAAACTTCGTCAAGCTAAAGGCTTGATGGACAAAAACAACGTTCCACCTACAGACCGTGGCATTATCATTCACTCTAATGGTTTACAATCATTATTGGCAGAGACAGCAGTAACTAGCTCTGACTTCAATACTGTTAAAGCATTGGTAAACGGTGAATTAGATACATTCTTAGGTTTTAAATTCCATGTTATTGGTGACCGCACAGAAGGTGGTTTAGCAATTGATGGTTCATTAGACCGCACATGTTTCGCGTTCCACAAAGATGCTATCGGCTACGGTGAAGGCATTGCTCCAAAAACAGAAATCAATTACATCCCAGAAAAAACATCTTTCTTGGTTGCATCTATGCTTTCTGCTGGCGCAACTGTTATCGACGCAGAAGGTATCGTGTCTATTGTTGCTCGTGAATCTTAAGGAGAATAAACAATGGCATATTCAGCAACTGGTTTTTCAACAATCGCAGCTTCTAAAGCTGGTAACTCACCTGCAATTTACGCTTACAAGACTACTGATGCGTTAGCTGATGTTAATACATCTGGCTATTTCAACAGCTTGTCTACAGTATTAAGCGTGGGTGATTTAATCTACGGCGTAACATCAACAGGCACTACTGCTGTTGCTGCTTTATATTACGTCGTTTCTAACGCTTCTGGCGTTGTGGATGTAAATGATGGCACAGTATTGGCTAACACCGATTCTGACTAAGAAGTAACAAACTAGCTGCCCTGCCCAAAAGGTAGGGTGGCTTTTATTTATGTAGAGGTATATATGGCTGCAGGTGATTCAGGCGTTTCAATTTGTTCTGACGCATTGTTAATGCTAGGTGCAAAACCTATCACATCATTTACTGAAGGCACAGATGAAGCCTCTGTATGTGACCGCCTATACCCAGATATTCGTGACCAAGCTCTGATGATTTATCCGTGGAGCTTCTCATTCAAGAAGACGCAACTCGCTCAATTAGTAACAACCCCAACCAATGAGTTCAAGTATGAATACCAAATGCCTTCTGATAGGCTTGGTGCACCTCGTGCTGTATATAACTCTAATGGGTTAAACCAAATGCCAATTGTTGGCTATCGTATTATGGGTTCAAAGTTACTTACTAACGAAGAAGTAATTTACGTCGATTACCAATACTATACTCCTGAGACTGAAATGCCAGTGTGGTTTATTCAGTTACTCAAATACTTAATAGCATGGCATATATCAATACCAATTACTGACCAAACAGAGAAGGCTGCTTATTGGCAATCTGTTGCAGTTGGC